CGAGACGGGTGGGTTCGGCATCGAAACCACGCAGGACATCACCCACATCATCGAAACGAACAAGGCACTCTGGAACGACGCGGAGAAGCATACGCCTTACGGCGACCTCGCCCGCGTCGCCCATGTGCCCAACGTCATCATGATGGAACTGGCCAAGCAGGGCATGGTCACGCCCGCCGGCCGCATCCTCGACGACAAAGCGTACCGTCGCTGGCTCAATTCGCCGGACGCGCAGTACTTCCGTACACGTCCCGGTAAAGTCTGATGACCCTCGTTGATTCGATGGGCGCGAAGATTCTCAAGGTCGCCGTCTGCATCCCGTGTCAGGACGTGTGCAACTCGGGCTTTACGCTCGACTTGGCCCGCATGGTCAAGCACACGTCACTCTTGCGGCCCGACATTGAGTTAAGCCTCATCCAGAATCGCGGGACCATCATCCCGCAGCAGCGCGCCGTCCTCGTGCGGGCCGCGATGGAGACGAACGCCACGCACATCCTGTGGCTCGACTCCGACATGCGCTTCCCCCACGACATCCTGCTCCAGCTCCTTGACCGTGGCTGTGCGATTGTCGCGGTGAATTACGCGCGCCGCCGCAAACCGATCCTTCCGACCGCCGAACACGCGAAGCTCGGCTTCCTGTTCACGACGGACGACAGCGAAGGGCTGGTGGAAGTCTCGCAGTGCGGCATGGGCGTGATGCTCGTGGACATGGCCGTCTATACGCAGATCCCACAGCCGTGGTTCGCCATCGGGTTCAACCCGCGCGATGCGGAGTACACGGGCGAGGACTTCTTCTTCTGCCGCAAGGCCCGCGAGCACGGCTTCGCGACGATGATCGACCAGGACGCGAGCAAGCAGGTCCGCCACGTCGGCGAGATGGAGTTCACCGCGGAGCACACGGTGGTGACACGGGACGCCTACGCGCCGCAGGAGGCTTAGATGGGACTCTCCACGTACACCGAATTGAAGGCGAGCGTTGCGGATTGGTTGAATAGGACTGACTTAACGAGCCAGATCCCCGACTTCATCGCGTTGGCCGAAGCGAAGATGACGCGCACGATCCGCAAGTGGACGGTGCGCGACGACGCCTTCACCATCGACGGCGAGCAGGTCGCGGCTCCGGTGGACTGCCTGATCCCGCGCTCCCTTCGGCTCGTCTCGGGGAGCCCGTCACAGGACCGCCCGTTGCGGCTCTGCACGATCGAGATGCTGAACGAGCGGAAGGCGCGCAACGGAAACGTTGCAGGCCGTCCGACCGATGTGGCGTTTGTGGATGGCTACTTCTACTTCGCGCCAGAGCCGGACCAGACCTATACGGCGGAACTGTTCTACCACTCCACGCTGACCCCGTTGTCCTCGACGGTGACGACGAACGCTGTCTTGGACGACGCGCCCGACGCCTACCTGTACGGGACGCTCGCCGCTGCGGAGCCGTTCTTGGAGCACGACGAGCGGGCACAGACGTGGGCCGCACTGCACAACACGGCAGTCAACGAACTCAACGCTCTGCGCGAGGAGATCGAGTTCACGCTGAGCACGAAGGACGTGCGGCTGCCCACGGTGTTCGGGTGATCGAAGCCCTCGTCCCTCTCAAGCTGCCTGCGGGATTGCAGAACTCGGGCACCACGTACCAGAGCAAGGGCCGCTGGCACATCGGCAACTGCGTCCGCTTCCACGAAGGGACCATTCAGCCCATCGGCGGGTGGGTGCAGCGCACGTTGACGGGTGCGGCCATTGTCGGCACGCCGAACGCGGCGATCTCGTGGCAGACGAACGACGGCGCGTCCTACCTCGCGATTGGGACCACGACCAACCTGTATCTGATCGCGAACTCGACGCAGGTCTACGACATCACTCCGACGACCGTCACGACGGACGGGCTGACGCACTACTGGCAACTCGACACGTTCGGTCAGTACCTGATCGCCGCGTTCAACGAGGGGAGTGTCGCGGCCCCGTCGAATATCTTCCAGTGGGCGGGGGTGGTCGGTGTCGTGGCGACGGCGGTCACGGGCCACTACTTCTCGCCGAGTCGTGTGCACGGGATCGTGGTCACGCCGGAACGGTTTCTCGTGGCGTTGCGCGGGGCTGATCCTGGCACGGTGGCCACGGGGGCCTTTGCGCCTTCGGCGTACCGGATCGACTGATGGCGTTTATCTCCCCCGGCCCCTACTCGGCGCGGCGTGTCTTCTGGGCGTCACAAGAGACCGTCGTGGATTGGTTCGCCTCCGCGGCCAACACCGCCGGCTGGTTCGACCTGTCCACGGATGGCGTTCTCGTGTGCGGGAAGGCCGTGCGGGGGGAGACGTTGATCTGGACGACGGTGGACCTGTGGGCCATGCAGTACATCGGCGGGGCGCTTCTGTACTCGTTCACGAAGGTCGGCAACAACTGCGGCATCATCAGCCACCACGCGATGGTGGCGCTTGATACCGGGGCCTACTGGATGGGCACGGGCAAGTTCTTCCACTACGACGGGTTCGCGAAGCCGATCCCGTGCGAGGTCAGTGATTACGTCTTCCTGAACTTCAACGCGACCTACGCCTTCAAGGTGTGGGCGCTCGCCAACCCCAAGTTCAACGAGATTACGTGGTTCTACCCGAGCGCCAACGCGACGAACTGCGACCGCTCGGTGACGTACAACTACCTCGAAGGCCATTGGCGGGTGGACGCCTTCGGGCGCACCTGTGGCGTGCCGTACCAAGCCGGGGCCGTGACGCAGTGCCCCGTGATGATCGACAGCAGCGGGAACGTGTACGACCACGAGACGGGCAGCACTCGGACGGGGCAGACGGTGTATTTGGAGTCCGGCCCGATGGAGATCGGGGAGGGCGATCAGGTGATGCGGGTGCAGCGCATTGTGCCCGACGACCGGACGGCGGGGGATGTCAGCGCCTCGTTGTATACCTCGTTGCACCCGAACGATAGCGAGACGCTGAACGGGCCCTACACGCTGGCGAGTCCGACGAGTGTCCGCTTGACCGCACGTCAGGTGCGGCTCCGCATTACCGAAGTCGTGGCAACGACGTGGCGGGTGGGGATGATTCGGTTGGGGGCCATCGCCAGCGGTCGGCGATGAGCAACCTGATTCTCCCCTCGGCCCCCAAGCTGTACGACCCGCGCGACCAAGCCGAACTGCGCTCGGCCATCCAGCGATACGCCAACCGCGCTGCCTCGACGTCGTCGGTCATTACGGGGCCGTACATCAACGTGCTGGAGCACGGCGTCAGGGCGAACGGCAGCACGGACGACGCGGTGACCATCTCGGCCATCATCGCGCAGGCACCCGCCGGCAGTCGGATTCTCATGCCGCCGGCGGCCTACACGCTGACGCAGGATATCGAGATCCTGCAATCGTGCTCGCTCATCATGGACGGCGCCGAGATTACGTCCACGGCCGCGCGCCTGTTGGTGCTCGCGAGTGACGTCCTCGTGGATGGGTGCAATACGACGCGCATCGTCTTTGAGAACGGCGACCCTGCGTTGAGTCTGGACCGCGCCGTTCGTGTGCATGGCAACTACAGCGGGCCGATTTACGGCATCACGGGGACGATTGCCGCGGGCGACACCTCGTTTACGGCGGACACGCTGAGCGAAGTCTCGGGCATGGCCGCGAACGATTGGCTGATCGTCGGCGAGCAGGAAAGCGATTGGCAGCGGAGTGAGTGGAAGCAGGTCTACTCCGTCGTTGGGGCCGTCGTCACGGTGACCACCCCGTTCCGCCGCGACTACACCGACTACACGATCGGCTACTATCGCGTGTACCCGACCGAGAACGTCACGGTCAGGAACCTCACGATCGAGACGACGGGCACGACCTACGACAACTACGGCGTAGACGCGGAAATCTGCCGCAACTTCACGCTGGACAACTGTCACTTCGATCTGGCGAAGGGGATGGCGTGGCAAACGTACATGCACGACCACCCGACGCTGGTCAACAACAAGATCGACCAGCAGCGCGGGCGACGAGCCTCGGTGTCGGCGTGCATCGACGGCTACATCGGGTACAACCACTGGTACGGCAAAGATGGGTTGCCTACCTCGGGCGCGATGTCGATCGAGACGAGCACGTCCTATTGCACCTTCGACTCCAACTCAGCCGTTGGGGCGGATCTCTCGGGCATCTTCTCCAGCTTCTGGTGCGACTACAACAACTACGTCGGTAACCGCATCTCCTCGGACGGCACGTCCATCGGCCTGTTCGTGATCGGTGGCGTGGGGAACGTGTCGGAGGCGAACAACTTCACGAACTGCTTGGACGGCATCCGGTGGGACGAGGATACAGTGCTGACGCCGACCCGCGTAGCAGAGCGCAACACGAGTATCTGCGACGTGTTCCGCAACTGCACGCGGGGCGTGTTTGTCCGCACGAATGCGGCTGACAACCGCGTGTACTTCCCCGACTGTGACGCCTCGGTGGGGACGGACGTGCTGGACTTGGGCGACCGCACCACGATCATCCGCCGCGACGAAACGACAGGCGCGACGACGTTCAACCGGATCGCGTTTCCGCGTGAGGTGACGCTGTCGGGCCATCCGTCGTTCGTCACGCAGACCAACTACGGGGAGAGCAACGGCGGGACGCGCGCCCCCGGCGCGGTCGGGACGCTGTGGTCGTCAGGTTCCATGTTCGTCGCGACCAACGCAGCAAACACGGGCGCGGGCGCGTCGGACAACTGGCATCAGCACCTCTCATCGAACCCAAGCACGTTGTTCGTGGTCTCGGCGGCAGGGGACATCAACCACTACACAGCGGTCGCAGGCAAGGCGGACGGCGACTTCGCCACCTTCTGGGGCACCGCGCAGACGACGCTCCTGAGTACGAGCGCCCTCTACTTCGATGGGGTCAAGGTGCTTGGGCCGCAGGGTGCGGTGGTGGCCGATGTCGCCGGAACCGCCTCTGCGGCCTACGGCGCCACGGAGCAGGCCACGTTGCTGGAGTGCAAGGCGCAGTTGAATACCCTGCTGGCTCGGGCGCGAGCCCACGGGTGGATCGCCACATGATGCCCGCAGAAGTATTGGACTTTTCGCGGTATCGGGTGCAGATTCAGAGTGCGCTCGACTACGCAGGGGATACCCACACCGTAGACGACGTCGCCGACATGATCTCCGCTGGCCGTGCGTTCCTCTGGCCAGGACCGGGTTCGGTTATCGTCACCGAGCTTGTCGAGCATCCCCGCCAAAAGCTGCTGCATTTCTTCCTCGCTGCGGGCAACCGCCGTGAGCTCCAAGCCATGACACCCTTTGTCTTGGCGTGGGGGAAGGAGCAAGGCTGTACGCGCGCCTCGCTGGTGGGCCGGAAGGGCTGGCAACGGACGTTCTTGAAGGACACGGGCTGGGTGGTCTCTGATCTGGTCATTATGGAGCGGGATCTATGAGCAAGTCCGCAGGCGCCAGCGTCAACAAGCAGACGGAGAACTCCCAAACGGGAGTCGATCCGACCACGATGGCGTGGATGAAGCAGATGTGGGACGCCGCGCAGGCCGCAGGACAGGCTGGCCCCTCTGGATTGACCACGGGCGCCGCTGACTACAACTCGGGATTGATGGGCGCGGGCCAGAAGGG